TCACCGACCTCTGAGAAGGTGGCCCTGATGAGGAACCTGGTCATCAACCGGTGCGCTTTCCACAACCCAAGGGAATCCACCTTCCCTGACGGTGTGATGAACCCCGCCAGGTTGACGTGCCCCAGGTTGCACGGCTCCCACGGCTCCAACGTGATTTCACCGCACGGGTTCGTACACACCACAGCGTTGGGTTCTCCGTAGTTGGAGTACGAGGAATCCCAGAAGCCGGGTTCACCGTTGTTCACCATGCCCCTCGAGAGGGCCGCGAGGACCTTCGAGGCGTGCCAAGCATGACCTTGCTTGACCTGATACCAGAACGTGTCATCGACCTCCACAGAGATGTTCGTTGTCCAGTGCGACAACGATTCCTGCTTGATGTTGATGAACTTTTCGATCTGCGGGTCAGCCCAGTGCATCATTGCCATGCGTGCGCTTCGCCGCACCCCGCCGGCGACAACGCACTGCGCGATAGCGTGGTCGATTTCCATCCCGGCGATACCGTCAAGCATCCGGTTGCTGTCCGCTAGACCGTTGAACACACCTGCGATTTCGTGAAGCATTTTCGCCAACGGCAGCGGGCCGGAAGCACGCCCACCGAAGGTTTTCAGCTTCGCCCCGGCAGGGCGAACCCTAGACACGTCATACACCCGGTTGGGGTGCCCCACCCCAGGTGCGTAGTGGGTGCCGATCAGATCGACCAGGGCGGCAGCCCACCCCTCACGAGAGTCCTCGATCTGAAACGCACCCGCCCAGTCAGAGTTGTAGTCGATGGACAGCAACCCGGCTTGCGCTAACTCCTGGTAATCCGGATGCTCAGAGTCACAAACAATCTCCACTTTGAGCGTGTTCTTCACGGGCTGGTATGCGGTGAGGTATTTGTTGGAGTAGTTCGCCCCGACACCCCCGCCTTCCATGAGCCGCATGAACGTGAACTCGAAGTGGTCTGCGACGTTATCTGTCCACCCGGCAACCCAGCAGTTGAACAAGTGTTGTGCGTTGGTGACACCGGACGCCCACAGGTGGCGTCCTGCTGGCAGGATTTTGAAGTCCAGCATCATGTCGATGAGGTCTGCCCGTTCGTTGAGCAGTTGGTAGCGGGCATCGACTAGAGCGAGGTTGCCGTCCACTACCCGCTCAACGGTTTCGGGCCAGGACTCTTTGGTGCCGTCCGGTTTGACCCGGCTGTAGGTTCGTTCGTAGACGAGTTGCCCTGTCGGTCCCCAGTTAACGTCTGTCATGCAGTTCCTTTCGTGTAAATGCCGCCGCAATACATTTCGCGGTCCTGAACGGACCAGTTCTCAATCCGCATGGGTTTTTGTTTTGCGAACAATTCGGGGAATAGGAGCGCCCGATACAGTTCGGACGCTCCCATCCCGTTGAACAGTGGGTCGAGAATGTTGTGGCTCACTTGAGCCGCCCTGCGGTCCAGTCGGTCAGCCAGTCTTGATGCGAGCCGTCGTATTGCTGGCTTGACTTCACCCCGGCTGCTCTGTGGTGAACCGCCTTGCGGCTCCCCGGCCCTTGATGCTGGCGCTGCTGCTGCTTGAAGGAGCGGTTCATCTCAGTGGTCAAGGCTGTCAGCGCACGGCTAATCCTGGTGATGTCAGCACCAGAGGTCAGGGTGTCCCCGTTCAGGTACTTGCGCGTGATGACTTCTGCGTACTTTGAGTTACGTTCCCAAAGCCGCTTCATGCCACGACGCAAATCAGTCTCCGAAGATGATTTATTCAACACCGTGTCCTCGAACTCGCCTCCCTTGGAAACGAAGTCCTCAGCAACAGACCAGTTCGACCCCAGTTCAGGGTTCTCGTTGTGCAGAGCGCGGTCCTCGAGCAACCGCTTGACTTCGTTCACTGAATAGCGGAAGTTTCCGGAGAAAACCTCGTAGTCGGTGCGCTCCTGCGCCGCGATCTGATGACCAATCTGGATGATTGCGTTCAACCGGTTTCTGTCATCGAACTCGTTCAGCAGCTTGTCCACCGAGCCCGGTGACTCGAGCAGACGAAGGAAGATGTCTTGCTCAAGATCGGCTGCTTCAACGATCCCCGGCCACTGGTGAGCCACGCTCTTAGCGGCCTTGTGAACTTCTTTCTCAAGCGACAGAACATTCGTACCCACAACATTTCCTTCCGTAGAATCGTGCAACGTCAAGTTAGAGCTCCCAAGAGTGACCATCAACCGTGAACCTTCCCTGTGTAATCGGAACCATCTCAGGCTTCACATGCTGACCCTCAACGGTCAGCAACCCGAAACCCATCTGCCAGTTACCCGTAGCGCCCTTCAAGTACTGCGCCATTTTCATATCCATCAAATGACCAACCTCCATACCGGTCACTGACTTCACGATGTCCCCGCCGAAACCGAAAGAGTGGCTGGCGATCCCCATGCGGTGCGTATGCCCGATCACCACCGAAGCCTGGAACTTCTTCGCAGCATTCAAAGCGGTGTTGCCGGCGATACGGCTCATCGAAATACCGCCCAGGTGACCGTGCGTGGTGATCCACCCCGGTGCCACCTTGTAGAAGGTGGGTAACAGTTCTACCCCGTACTGTTTGAAGTCCAGAAGGTTCTCCATGTTGAACGCACCGGACTCAGCTAACGCCGGGGCGTACTTGGCTAGGTACGTCCGTGCGCGTTCGTCGTGGTTGCCTTCGTGCACCCCGAACGGCCCGTCATAAACCTCACGGATCGGCTCGAGCAAACACTTCTTCGCGGCCTCAGAGTCCGCGAACACAGACCCTTCGAACTCCCCTGCGGTGCCTTTGTTCCAGCGGGACGGCTGGGGCAAATCAAGAAGGTCACCGATGTGGATGAGCTCATCAGGCTTGTAATCCTTGATGAACCGGATGACCGCTTTCAGTGCCTTCCTTGAGTGGTAGGGGATTTGTGTGTCCGACAGGACAACGATGCGTTTACTCATTGGGGTGCTCCAACCAATCGTTGAGATACCAGACAGCCTTTTTGATGTCTTCGATGTTGTTGTCTTTGCCGCCGAACCCGACACGCCAGATGTATTTCATGGCGTTGCCCAACCGGAAGTCAGGGACCTCGCGGGTTACGTCTATCGCTTCGACCCTGACACCGCGAACCAGTGGCCCGCGTTTGTAGTGGCGTGGGTTAACCGGGTCACTCATCGTCGTCATCTGGCTCCCACACGTAATCGTGAATACGTTCCACCCACTTCGGCAGGTCGAAGTAAATTTCCCAGTTAAGTCCCAAGCGCATTGATGCTCTCCTTCGGATAGGTTTCGATCAGGTACTTCAGAAGATCGGGCTGATACCCGACGATGGGCTCGTAACCGTTATCGGCAACAACCACCGGAACAGACCGGGCACCAATCAGATTCAGGTAGCCCTTCGCCTTCGGATCAACGGAGACATCAACAACCCGGTGTTCGATGCCCGCCTCGAGCAGCTTCGACAGAACCCGTTTGCACGGGCGGCACCCCGGCTGGGTATACACAGTTACGGTCATTTCATCCTTTCGAGTAAAGCGGCTTTACCGCCTTTGATGACAAGTGAGTTCACGTCCTCCCCCGCAGGGCAGGGAATGACTTTCGCGTTCGGCAGGGTTGATGCCACCGTGGTTGCGAACGTCATCCCGGCCTCGTCGCCGTCCGCGAGGACGAACACGTTCCGGTAACCCAGGAAGGGTTCACGGAAGTGCGGTTGCCACGCCTGCGAACCAGGAACACCAACCGCCGGCACACCGCACACAGCGGCGGTGACCGCATCCAACTCACCCTCCGTGATAGCGATATTCGCGCTGTGTTCCATCAACGCTTTTGTGTTGTAAAGCCGGGGTCTGTCCCCGGCCACGGTCATGTATTTCCCATGACCTTTGTGTTCGTGGTCTTGGATGCAGCGGAACCGGATGGACACCACCATCCACCCGTGTTCCTGTGACCACCGCAGGTAAGGGATTGCGAGGTATCCACGGAACTGTTCATGTCCAGGGAGAGGTTCTGCCACGAACCCCAACCTGAACCTGTCCACCTGGGTTCTGGTGCTGGGGAATCCCAAGCCCCGGTTCTTCAGGTAGGAATCTGCGGGACTGTCGGGCAGGCTTGCGTGATACTGGCTGGTAGCTTCCACCAGAAATTGTTTCTGCGATTTTGAAAGCCGCTGCATAGTTCACTCCTTCCTGTTCTCGAATCATGGCGACGGCATCTCCTTTCACCGGGCAGGCGAAACAGTGAAAGGCATTGCGGGAGTAGGACACGGACGCTGACTTGTTGCTGTCATCGTGAAAAGGGCACAGGCAACTGACCCATTCGTACCCGTTTTCCGGTGGCGGTTCCCACCCCGGTTGATACCGTTTGATGACTGCGACGATCAAAGGTTCGGTCATCCTGTGCCTTTCGTGTTTGCGGTTTGGGTGCGTCCAGTAGTCCTTGAGGTTCCCGCTGTACCGGCTGTACTTGCGCCACTTGAACCTGCCCCTGTGCTTACCCACGGGCAACGTCAAGGAGTAGATCGTGAATACCAAGCCATTGCATGAACTGATCCCCAACGAACTTTGTGTAGGCGGGTGGGATCGCCTCAGCTAGTTCCTCCCGGTTCGTCCAGTTGATGCCCATGACTTCACGCGCTTTCGCTATCGGGGCGATATGCCCTGACACAGACATCACTGTCCCCGACTTCCAGTGCCCCGCCTTGCTCGCGGGCATCACATGGTCTGGGTGCAACGGTTCTTGCAAAGCGATGTTCGCTTCGAACAGTCGGTGCCGGTACAGTTCCAGCCCGAACATTTGCCCGCACAGGGTGATCGGGTTGCGTAGCGGTGAACCTGGCACGTTCTCAATCACCCACGGCCTGTTGTACTCGAGCAGCGCGTCACGGACTGGTTCGATGAGGTCTGGGTATTCCTCTGCGAGCCCTGGACGGCAGTTCGACATAGCGGAGTGCCGTTGGCACGGCGGCGAGGCGTGGATAGCGTCGAAGTAGTGCCCGTATTCGTGTAGGAACTCGAGTGCATCTCCTTGGTTGAAGTGAAACGGATAGTTCTTCTGCGGTTTGATGTCCACCCCGGTTACTTCGAATCCGGCTTGGTGGTAGCCCATTGAGGCTCCCCCTGCCCCGCAGAACAGGTCTAGGAGCAGTGGTTTCCGTTCTTTTTTCATGTGTCCTTTCGGGGCAATGTCAAGTGTCGAATAAGTCCATCTGGCCGGGGACCTGACAAGAAGTGCACAAAGCGCCCACCTTCTTAGACGGCTCCCCACCCCTGCCGTGACCCCAAAGGCAGAACGGTTCTTCGTGCCCAGCGGCACGAACATCCCGCTCGAGCTGATCTATCTCGTCAGCAACCTGCGGGAACCACATGCGGATTTCTGACAGTTCATCCGGTTTAGCGAAAGCACCGCACAGACACTCACCGGACATGTGCAACAGTTCGGACACCGGGTTGGTGGGAACGTCCCCTTGCATAAGCCGGTAGGTGTTCATGTCCATTTTTGTCCACATAGCCAGAGGGCTAGACCACACTGTGCTGCCCCTGCGCTCATGCAGAGGGATGTTCTCGCGCCGTTTGGATTCCGCTCGCCGCCTACCCGCTATGAACAGGATTCGTTCACGGCGGGGCTGAGTAACCAATTCCCGGCGCACCTGCTCCAAGCACCTTTCCTTGAGGCGCTGAAACATTTTGTAGTGCATAGCCGGCCCCGGGAATCCGCGTTCGATCACAAGCTCCCGATAGGAGGTCGGTGCCACCCGCTCCAACAGTTCGATACCCCACTGTTGGCAGGTGTCCCTGACGAACTGCCGGGTTTCCTCGATACCGATTGTGGTGTTGGCGTGGACTGCGTAATCGACCCTCTGTTTCATCATGTGCGCTAGGACTGTGGAGTCATTGCCACCGGAGTACAAGACGCAGGACGCAACGAGCTTCTTGTCGGCCCCGTGAATCTCCCAGGCTGTATCCACCAGTTCGTGCGACTGCTCCACAAGACGGGTCACCCTCAGTTCGCGTTCCGGTTTGGTTAACGAACCGATGATCGAGGGTGGGCACACTTGCTCGAGGTCAGGTTTCAGAGGGTCACCGGTGAATAGCTCTTTGTCATCCCATAGTTGCTGATCCCCGCTCAAACTGGCTCCTTTCGTGCATTGTCAAGGTCTATGCACGGCTGGCATTTGATCTTCCCGCCGTAGGAGATGTACGCGGCTTCGGGGCTCAGGATGATGTCGCACCAGAAGCAGTGAATCGTTCTCATGTTTTTCCTCTCATATCCGGTGTGATTCGTTCACCGATGATCCGAACAGCAGGTGGCTGGTTCAGGTAGTCGATGCACCTGTCGAAGAACGCGATATCGTCACGGGCATGACCCAGAACCCTCGAGTTGCAGGTCGAACACAACAGCCCACGAACCAAACCCGTTTTGTGGCAGTGATCCACCGATAACCGTTTGCGTGCGCCTGTGGCACGCTCACAGATGAAACAGCGACCAAGCTGAAACCGGTATATCGCCCAGTATTCGTCCGCTGTGATGCCGTAAACCTGCATCCACCGCTGCTCCTGGGTTTGGGACCTGCGGTTAGCGCGCTTCGCCCGGTGGTGCGTAGCGCACCGTGGGCCTGGGTGCGGTGCTTTACGCCCGGTGGTGATCCCTTCGTCAATGCAGTCGATGCAACTTTTTCGTTTGTGCCGGCGATCCTGGGAGCGGTGACCGGGTTTACGTTTTGTCGTGGTCATCGAAGAACTTCGCAATCTCCCGGTCTGTTTCCCGTGCGGTGTACCAGTCCCACCACACAAACAGCAGGATCACCAAGCCAACGATCAACGCAACAGAAGGGATCATCGGGACTCAAACCAAACAATCGTGGACAGGCTCGCTATCCAGATAAACAAAGCGACTGTGAGCATCAAATCTAGGTTCATTCGTGGTCCTTTATCTGCATCGTGTCCCCCTGGAATGCCAGGGATATGTAGTCCGCTCCGGATGGATCGGCCCTGCCCGCACGGTTCTTCACCGTCGAAATGCGAAGGGAATCCGCACCGAACTGATCCGGTGCTTTGTGCAACGTCAACACCAGTTCAGGCACACGGGCCACCTGACCCTTCACACCGGACAGTGGGATGAACCGGGCGGCATCGTTGTACTGCCCTGTGACGTGGTGTAAACCGACAACGCACGCCTCTGTGCGCCTTGCCATGTCGTGCAGGTAATCCATCAACGCCTCAAGTCCCGCGAACGGGTCATCATCGTTGTCCCCGCCTGTGTGCACGTTCGTGATGTTGTCCACCACTACTAGGGCTGGGAAGTCCCCGTAGACTTCTTCATAGGCGAGCATCGAGGTTTCGATCTGTTTCAGATCAGGTGATGCGGAGTAGTTGAACCGGATCGGGATTCCCGCGAACTCTTTGGTGGCTTCACCCAAGTCTCCGTTTCGAACAAGCCTGGTGGCTTTGCCCATGTCCCAGCCTGTGAGCACGGCGAGGCTGCGGGACAGTTGGGTGAAGGAATCGGAGTCAGCCGAAAAGTACATGGTGGGCACTTTCGCTTTGAGTGCGTAGGAGAGGATGAGCGCGGATTTACCCACACCCGGTCCTGCACAGATCAAAGCGAGTTGCCCTCGTAGTAGCCGGGTTCCTTTCTGTTCAAGGGTTTTCCACACCGCAGGCAATGGGTCACCCGCTGTGCCTTTTATGAATAGGGATTGCTCGAGGGTGAACAATTAGGCTCCGTACCTGTCGGTCATCTGGTGGAACAGTTGCCATTGGGCTGCTGCGAGAAGCCCCAATGCTTCAACGAAGGAGAACTGTTCGGGTGTGGTGACCTTCATCCCCAACTGCCCGTCAGGGGTGATGAGCCTGGTGATGGTTATTTCCATCGTTGTTATCGGTTCGGTCATGCTGGTTCCTTTCGGGCAATGTCAAACTGCGTAGTCACAAGACGAGCTAACGTCACAAAAGCGGCACACATCAGGGCTGGGTGTCGGATCAAACCTTCCCGCTGTGATGTTGTCCTCGAGTTCCGCGAACACCCCGGCCACCCGGTCACGGGTCCACTCACTGATCTTGAACGGGTGCGTGGCCTTCCCTGACTTGCCCATCCAGTAGTCGCCGGCGGTGGGTGGTTCGATGCCGAACTGTTCGGCGAGGGCCACACCGTAAACACCAAGCTGGAAATCATCACCGGGATGATTGCCCGTTTTGTTGTCGCGGACGATGACATCCCCGCCGTTGTCGATCACGGCGTCGATAAACCCGCGAACCAGCACACCGTCCAAGTCGATATCAAAACCTAGTTCGATGCCTGGTGTGCCGTCTGGTGCGATCCAGATGACCTCCTGAGGGTTGTTCTCATACCACCGGATGTATCGTTCGCACTGCTCCAACCCGATCTGGTAGCGGCGTGCAACGTCAAGTTCACCGCCGTAAGGACCGGACTTGAACCAATACTCGAAATTGGGTGTGGTTTCGCACGCCTCGTTGATGTGCTTGGCGTAGGAGTCACGGAACACGTCTTGCATTGCCTCGAGGGTCATGGTTCGGCCTGACCGCTCGTAGGCTTCAGCAGCCTCATGGACGGCTGACCCTTGCCCCAACCAGGCTGCGGGGCGTTGCCAAACCTTCTCAACCCTCGATAGGTAGTAGGCGTGTGGGCACCGCTCGTACAGCTTCAATTGGGAAACCGACCGGTGTTCAGTCATCAAACCTCCACATAGTGACCTGCACCTTCCCGTACATGAAGGATGCGTCCAACAGTTCAAACCTCTCTACGAGATGGTGTGGGCTCGCCCTCAACAACGTCAGGACGGGCTGGTACAGCGGGTCGCTGTCCCGCAGTCCGATGCTGCTGCGTACCTCGAGCATCAAACCTTTGGTTTGGGCGTGCAACCAGCACGCCTCATCCGCAACGATGCGGTTTATCATCTCCTTCTGATGGAACACTTTGCTTAATCGCCCGTCTTTCTGTGCTCATGGGTCTATAGGTGGGAAGCGCCAAATCATGCGCCCTTCGTCTGACAAGTGCGTGTGCTCGTTGGTTCTGATGAGCAGATCACCGTCTTTTTTACGGCGCGGTCGGTAAGCGAACCCGCCCTTACCTGCAACACCAGGCTGCGGCTCGATGCCAGGGTCGAACTCCACAACGCAGTTCTCGTCCCGCAGGAACTTGTAGAACCCGCGCAACCGAACCAGCTTCTCGTCGGTCACCCCGACACCACCCGTGGCAACAAACTCGCCGTGATCGCGTAGCCTGCGGTAAGGCGCTTGGAAGCACAACTCTGCGGGGACTATCCACGGCCAGTGCTCGAGGACCTTCTGCCGTGGTGTGAGCCGCCCGCCGTAGTTACGGACGTGCCAGGACACCGCTTGCCGGGTCGCCCCGAACATGCGCGCTATCTCTGACTGTGTGTGCCCTTTGTTTTTCAAGCCTTCTATGATTGCCAGTGTTAAGCGTGGGCGCTCGTTGTCTTCCATTGTTCCCCCCTTGTCGCCGGGTCGCCGGCGTTTGATCGTACATGGTCAAGTGACGAAACCTCCATACCAGTTTATTCCCCCGTTTGCTGTAGCGCATCGTGCGCTGCGTGCCACGCCAGTAAAGCGCAGTTGATTCGTGCAGGGTATTTGCGGACACCCTCAAAGGCTGCCGCATCCCCCAACCCTTCACCGACATCCCCGCTGGTCATCATCGTTTTGAACTGTTGAATGACCTCGAGTGCCTGTGAACACGTCAAACCTTCTATTGTGTCCGCGAGGATTGATGCTGCGGCCTGACTAATCGAGCAACCTTGCCCGTCCCACCAAACCTGCACACCGTCGTGTATTTCCACGGTGACCTCATCCCCACAAATAGGGTTGACCTTGTGCGATAAAGCTCCCCAGCCTGTCAAGCCTTTGTTCACCGGGTTGCGGTAGTGGTCAAGGATGACCTCTTGATACAGAAGCATTCAAACCTCCTGTAAAGGCGCTAGCTCCGCGTGCTCGTAATCCGTAGGAACAAACACGGAGTAATCCACCCCGTCCCACTGCACCGCAAAGGGGAACCGTAGTTCCGGTTTGACCTCGACTACGGTCCCCACGATTGAGCGCAATGGGTTGCCGCTGGGCCATGTGCGGAAGTGCACCCGGTCCCCGACGCTAAACAACCGTGATCCTTTTGAACCGCGCCACGCTGTCTTGCATGATTTCGAACGCCGCAACCATGCCTCTGGCGAATGCGCTGTCATCGTCGCGGACAACGGCAATAGAGTCCGCGATTGTCATCTCGAGTGCTTCGAGTGTTTCGCCGGCAGTCATCAAACCTCCTGTTCGTAAGGGTCGAAGTCGATCAGGGACCACGACGCCTTGATTTCGTCCCATTCCAGCGGCTCGAGGTCATGCCAGAACCGCAGTTTCCCGTGCAATGTCATGCCTCAAACCTGCTCTACGTCAAAGATCACCGAATACGGCCCGTACTCACGATTGTTCAAGTCGATGACCCGGTAGCCCAAATCTCTCAAGGGCTGTTCCCAGTGCAGATACAGCATGTCATCGTTATCGTGGTAGTCCGCTGGAAACGTCAGCGGCACATCGTGTAGCACTTCCGGTGTGTCGAACAGTTGATCGTTCTCATCGAACACACCGGACATTACGAGTAGTGCCGGTTCGCCGGCGTTCCAGATTCCTACTTCAACCCACGTTTTCGTTTGGAACATCTCAAACCTCCTGTAGTTGGTAACCGGAATGAACCAGCGACGCACCATCGACACCGCTGCACACAGCGCACAACGCCACAACCGTCGTGAAGTCACGGTTATGACGCTTGCGGTACTCCGTGACCGCTGTGCGGTTACAGAGCTCTAAAGGCTGTTCACACAACATCTCAAACCTCCTTATTCTCAAGACGAGCGCCAAGCGACAAAGCCGTGTTGACGAGTTCAGCGATAGCGGCGTGCACGCAGATACCGCGACGGTTCGCATAGGCGAACACTTCACCCATGCGGGTCTGGTGCTCGAACGGGTCATGCTCGATGACCTCGAGCGCCAACTCATGCGCCGTGTCACCGATTTCCTCATCGAACTCGAACATCCGGTCGTAGTCATCGTCCTCCCACGCATCCATGCGGAGTGCGCGCAGGCCGATCAACTTGATAGCGGTGTCCCTCATATCTCAAACCTCCTGTTGTTGTTTCCTGATTGATTTCAGGTGAACCCGCACCGTGGTGCGGGAACATCTGACATCAAACCTCAAACAGTGCAACGTCAAGCCGCTCGAAAAACTGTTCCAGCGCAGCAGCGGAACAGTGCCGGCAGTCCTCACCACAAGGCATCTCAAACCTCCTTTAACAGAATCAGACGCGCCAGATCAGTCGCTTTGCACTGCAACTCGAACTCGATGTCGCTCGAGCGTTCTGTGTCATCACACTCAATCCACCCGGCGTTGAGCTGCAAGATTTCGATAGCGAGAACTTTCATTTCCTTGCTCATACCTCTCAAACCTCCTGTTTCCAAGCCTTACGATTTCCTTTACCGGGCCGTTTCAGTTCACGCTTGCGGTTGCGGTGCTTGCTCGAGGCGCTGGACCGCCTCAACTCAAGCCTTACGCGCAACTGTTCACGGTCAGCCTCAAGCGAGGCGATAATCTGCGCCACGAATCAAGCCTTCCGATAGAACTCTGTGAGTCCCTGCAACGCCTCGATCACTACACGCGGCAATTCGCCGGCGAATGCGTCATAGTCCGTGACCTCGACTATCGAGTCCTGACCGCCGCCCCACCAGTCATCATCAAACTCTGTGCTGTTGGGGTAGACACCGATCATCCAACCCATAGGCGTTGCTTCGTCGGCCTCGAACTCGATTCGGCGACGAAACCCCATAAGGTTCTGATCTGTTGCGACTATCCAGTGGCCGGACTCGAGGCGCGCCTCGAGTGCCCGACATCCTCCCCCGGTGTCAACCTCACTAAAGCTGATACCGGTCTGTTGCTGGACATCCTCGAGGATGTCCTCGACGCGGGTCACTTGACTGCCCCGGCGTGATCGTGCGAGTAGCAATAAGCACACTCGACGCAAACCTCATGACGGTCCCACGGGTCTGCTAACACACGACGGTAACCGGGTGATGTTTCGCACTTAGGGCAACTCGAAACGCTCGAGCGCCATAAAACAGTCTCAGCCATTGCACTCTCTCTCTCATGTTGTTTGTTTGGTTGTGCGTGCCCGTGCACGGACTCGAACCGTGCTCAATCACCGGGGAACCGGTGCCACCGATACCTCGAGGCGCTACGAAACGCCTCGAGCATCGACGGGCAATGTAAAGCGGTCTAGAACGCGCTGTGAGGCACATACACAACCTCACGATGCCGGTACACCACAGCGGCGAGAGGACGCCCGTAGGCGTCCCTCGAGGCGTTCATGATGACGCTGTGCACGCCACGGCTCTCGAACCGCTCGAGGCGCATCACGCCAGACCATCGAACAGGTAAGGACCCGCGACGATGATTTCACCGGACAGACGCAGATCACGCCCGAACTTCTCAGCGTCGAAGTAATCCAGCGCGAAACCCTCGAGCCCGACGCAACCGTACGCGTACTCATAGGCGTAGTCCTCGAGGGACTGCTCACCACGGAACGCATCGTGAAACTGTGCGAGAACGTCCTCAGCGTCACCGCTGACGTAGTGCACGCCCTGCACGTCCTCGACGTAAGCGCGCACCGCGTCGATGTCCGTGTAGGGCTCGAGCGCCTCGATTGCCTCGAGCAACGCCTCGACGTTAACCGCTGTGCTGTTCATATCTTCAAACCTCTCTGTTGATTGAACTCATGCCTTATGGCGTGCCCGTGAGAGGACTCGAACCTCTCTCACTCACCGGTAACCGGTGCCAAGCGCCTCGAGGCGCTACGGGCAACGTCAAGTCGCTACGCGGACTCGACTAGGTTGGTCAGATCGACCGTGAAGCCTCGAGCGTGCATAGCCTCGACTACGCAGTCCTGATGATCGACAATGAACTCGATAACGTCATCAGAGTGGAAATCGACTCCACTCGAGTCGATGAACTGCGGATAATCGAGCCCGAAATCACCACCGGAGAACGTCAACAAGTCCACCGCTTCACGGGCGTTGTCGCTCAACTCGAGGTAATCAACCTCGAGCGCGGTTGCAAGCGCCTCGAGGGAGTCACGCCGCCCGTAGGACTCCCAGTGCTCCTCGATCATCTCCTGTTCGACTTCAGACCACAGGGACTCATCGAGCACCGGGTAATCCGCAAGCGCCTCGAGGACATCGAGCAGATCATCCGGTGCCACCGAATCGAGCTCGAGCGCAATCGAGTCACAGTTCATGTAAGCGCCACGGTGAAACCCGTCGAGGTGTCCCCACGAGTCCTCGAGGGTGCGGTAATTCGACACACTCACCGCGTCGTCGTAGCCGTGGCGATCGTTCGCCGTAGCCCCGGTGACCACAATCGACTCACGGGGGACTCGACTGGTGTCGATCACGCTGACCGGTGCCCAGTTCTGCCAGTCCGGGCCGAAACCATCGACAAGCGCCTCACGGACCGTTCTGGTGTCTGCCTCGAGCGCCACGGTCTCTACTGTCTGCCACATAGCAATACCTCTCTGTTGTTTGGTTGGTGTACTGCGTGCCCGTGCGCGGCATCGAACCGCGCTAGTGCCTACCCTCGAGGGCACGGGCAATGTAAAGCGGACTACCTGTAATCCCCCGGTGCGACGCCCTGAGCGTTGCCCGGACCGCAAACACGGTTCCCGTGAATGCGACAATCCCAACCGGGAGAATCCTCAGTGAGCCCCGGTGCTGTCACGCTCGAGGCGCAACCGGACAACAACAACGCCGCGACAACCGCCGCTAGGCGCATCACTTCGCACCGCCGAACTTCACGCACGGTGCGAACACATAATCCGGTTCCCAACCCGTGAAATCCTCGACAAGCGCCACCGCAACCTCGAGCGAAGCCGCATCACCGACAACCTCACCGTCGCTAAGGTCCCGACAACCCGCCTTATGCACGGTTGCGTAACGCGGGCTCGAGCCGTCCATTTCAACAGCAATAATCACTTCGCACCCTCCAGCCACTCGATAAGCGACGCGACATCCTCAGCCGGGATAACGCATACCGACTGATTGTGGTCACCCTTACGGGCGTTGAACTTCACCGCACCATCCGGTGCGACATCCACCCGCAACGTATTGCCGTTGGTCGCTGTGACCTCGCGGCGCGCAATGGACTTGAACGTTTCCCGCTTCATTGTTCGTTCCTCTCTGTTGGTTGATTACTGCGTGCCTCGAACCGGACTCGAACCGGAACGAACAGCGGCGCGCACAGCGCCACATGCTCGAGCGAAACCCCGCTCGAGGCGTTACTGCGTATGTAGTTGGTACGGCCCCGCTCTCGCGTCCCGTACTTGGTGAGGCTGTTTCACTTCTGATGCGCCCTGCGCTAGCGGCGTTTCGCGTGTCCCGTGATGACCAGAGTGAGGCATACACCGGGCAATGTCAAGCCAGAAACGAAACCAATTTCCCCCGGCCCGATCAACAAACAACGCCAGCACCGGAACGCCTCGAGCTCGAGGCGCACACCCTCGAGCGCCTACACAGCGCACAGCACAGCACCGGGCACCACCACTAGGCGACGCACAGCACGGCGCGCACAGGACAGCACAGCGCACACAACAGGCATACACAGCACGCACCCTCGAGCACGCAACGTCGAGGCGCATCGAGCACAGCGCCTCGAGGCGCACAGCACCACGGGCACATCGAGACAACAGGCTCGATGCCCTCGATGCCCTCGATGCCTCGAGGCACGCACCCTCGACGCTCGAGCACGTCGAG